GTCTACATACCTGTAAGTAATCTCGTGATTATATTCTGTAGCCCTTACTACTCCATTAATGAGACAAGCAGGATTTGAAATCTCCATGATGTCATCAACAGTATCGTGCATAAAGTGCTCTTGTCCAGTGCTTGCGTGAGCAAACAGTAGACTCGCTAATAAAATATTTCTCATTATTCTCTCCAATCATCATAAATTTCTAGTTTCTTTATCTTTAAATCTGGTCTGTAGGTTACAATAACTGAATGCCCAACCTTGTCTACAAACTCTAAAAGTTCTTCTAAAGTATTCAGGCTTTCATTTTCTTCAGGGTCATCAAAACACCTACTGCTTCGTACAACTTTAAATATCATGAATCTCTCCGTATTTTTCTACGTCATCTGCTGCTCGTCGGAGCCACTTCACAAGTTCTTCAGGAGAGTCTGCATATACTGTGACTGCTCTTTCTGTGTGAGCCGGAAAGACTTCTTCCAGTGAATACTCTTGCTGTATAGTATCAAATTTTTTTGTTGTGGGAGCCTTCAAACCCGGAAAGACTTCTACCAGTGAATACTCGTAGATTCCCTCACCTACCTCAAATTTTTTCGCTGCGTAGTGCCAAGACATTATACTAAATGCTCCTGTGAAGATTTACCAAAGGTTTCAATTAATTGTTCTGCAGTAGTACCTGTACTCGCTACAACTTCATACACATACGAAGGGTACTCTCCAGTTTCAAAGTGGTACATTCTCTCTTGCATATATGGGTCATGCTGGTCAAATAAGTCAAGTTGTTTGTTTTCCAAAAGTCCAACCTCTCTTTCTCAAGTAGTTAATTTGTTTATAGATAGAATTTGCGTTTCTTCCAGGCAGTTTTTCTAGTAATTCTTCCATAGAAATTGTGCCGTAATAAGTGCGCAACGTATTTCTTTCTTTTTCAGTCCATCTCAATTTCATACGCATATTATAGCGGATGAGAGCTTCGAAGTCAAGAATTATTTTTTGAAAACATGAAGAAAAATTTTTCTTGACATTTTTGCTTAAATCATTTATAATTTCCAAAATGAAGTATATTGTCCAAAAAAGACTCATTCCAGTCTCAGACAATAAGTAGTAAATAAAAAGGAGAAATCTATGATGTATGCAATCTTTCTGTTCTGCCTTCTTGGATGCGGAATACACTCTTACTATCTGGGCAGGAGAGTAGGAATAACAAGCTGTATATCCTATCTAGAAGATGAGGGTTATATAGAGTTTACAGAGGAACAAGATGAATAAACTAAGAATTATTTGGGCATCATGGAGGTTAAAAAGGTTGACAAAACATGCAGAACGTCTTATACTGTCTTTAAAAATTAGAGAAGAAACTAAATTTGACCCGTCACATATGGATGGCTAATGAACGTAAAACTACGAAGAATATTAGACAGAGAAATACGAGAAGCCTCTGCAACCCAGAGGATTCTAACAGAAAAGTATAAAAACAATGAAATTGATAAAGACCTTTACTTATCAAGACTAGAAGTACAAAGGGCTATAATCAATACTACCAAAAGAATCTATAAAGAGTATTCCTCTTTTTCAGAGTATGAAGTCGAAGTAATTTCGACTTAACCAAATTCGTTGATGTAAGTAGTAAAACAAGGTAGGACGCGGGTTCAAGTCCCGCCGCCTCCACCAATAAGGGTGCTCTCGCTGATAAGCTGGACACAACTGCAGAACGTGCTGCCTCCTCTGACTAGCCGTGCACAAGCTAGTTATAGAGAGTGTCCTTATTATTGGGGGTGATTAGGATTCGACTATCGAGAGAATAGACTTACGGAGAATCAGTGCGGAAGCTACTGTAAACGCAACAAAACTTATAAATGCCAATGATGAGGTATTTTCTTTAGCTGCATAAGCTAAAGCGGGGTCAGAGCGAACCTTGTTACCCAATTGCTTAAAGCCAAAGCCTTCATTCGTGGGGGTTTTGGCACGTTTGTAATATTAACGAAGTGCCGAAAGGACTTCATGATGCATACCGTTGTGGGTGCAGAAAAATAGGAGATATACAATGACAAATCAAAGATTGTCAATGGCAGACCTGCCGAAATTTTTTCTAGGGTTTGACCGCTTAGAGAATGACTTCTTCGCAAGTACAGTAGATGGAGGTTATCCGAGATATAACGTAGTAAAAGTTGGTGAGGGCTACAGAGTAGAACTTGCAATCCCAGGATGGGATAAATCGGATATTGAAATCTCACTACACAAAAGTGTACTTAGCGTAAAAGGAACGCGAAAGCAAGTAGAAAATCCTGACGAAACGTACATCTATAAAGGATTGAGTGGTAAATGTTTTACACGCAATTTTAAAGTAGGTGAATTTATTAAACTATCAAAAGCGTATATGGACAGGGGTCTACTTTGCATTAATCTGGAGGAAGAACTTCCAGAGGAAGAGCGTCCCGTAACTATATCTATTTCTTAGGAGAAGTCAAAAATGAGCATTGAAGTGAAAGAAACTCTGTGTGCAGTCGGTCAGAGTGCAGCAGTCGTAATCATCCCTTTTTTCATTATGTACATGATTTAAGTGGTAGCGGGGTCGGGGCAACTCGACCCCCTTTTATAAAATTTTATGCAATATTTACTAATAGTTATCGCTCTCATGGGAGCTGGCGGATACTGGTACTACAACGACAGTCAAGCCCGTATTGCTGTTCTGACAGAAAACAATGCAAAGTTAGAAGTTGCAATACAAACTCAAACACAAGCACTGGAAAGCATACAAGCAGATTATGCAAGAGCCAGTGAAGAATTAACTCGTGTGAATGACGAATTTCGACTCATTCGCAATCAAAACAATGTTCTTGCAAACAAACTCGCAGAGCATGATATCGCAGTACTTGGCTCTGCAAGACCAGACTCAGTACAAAGAATAGTAAATACTGCATCAAAAAAGGCACTTCGGTGTTTTGAACTTCTAAGTGGTGCAGAGCTTACAGACAGTGAAAAGGAGGCAAAAAGTGCACAAAGTTTTAATAGCGAGTGTCCTTGGCTGTACCCTACTCAGTAGTTGTGCGACTATGCCTCAACGTGTAGAGGTGATTAGTGCACCAGTAGAAAAACCTACACTTACTCTGCCAAAAGCAGATGAACTTCGTAGCCTACCAGTAACATGGCTACTAATTACACCAGAAAATTTTGAAGAACAAGTAAAGAAACTTGATGGACGACCAGTAGTGTTTTTCGCACTTACTGACGAAGGATATTCCAATCTAGGACTCAATATTAGTTCCATTCGTGCTTATATTCAGCAACAGCAAGCAATTATTCTTGCGTATGAAAACTATTATAGTGAGAAAGAAAATGAATAGACAAAATGTATACGAAACATTAAAAATTGATGAAGGGGTCAAGTATGAAATATACGAAGACCACTTGGGATTGCCCACATTTGGAGTGGGGCATCTAATTCTAGACTCTGACCCAGAAGATGGTATGGAGATAGGAACAAAAGTAAGTGAAGAGCGAGTAAAATTGTGTTTTGAAGATGACTTGGATTTAGCTATTTCAGAGTGTACAATATTGTATGACAACTGGGAAGAGCTACCAGGAGAAGTACAGGAAATACTCGTAAATATGATGTTCAACCTAGGAAGACCTCGTCTTACTAAGTTTAAAAAGTTTAATGCCGCCATATCTCGTAGAGACTGGCAAGAAGCCTCTAAAGAAGGGCGTGACAGTCTGTGGCATCGGCAGGTAACAAACCGTGCTGAAAGACTCATGAAGCGCCTTGAAAATGTAGAAGGGGTTAGCGAATGGGCATAATATATGAGCAGGTTCAATGGGCTTTTAAGTACCACCTACCATCCACCACGTAAGTGGAAACTAGATTTAGAGTTGAAGTATGATACTGATATTCTAACGGAAGAAGAAAGAAAAGCACTACAAATAATTGGTGTACCTTTGACTGATGATGGAGTTATCACAGTCGCAGCGGGGTTTGAGACTGACCTGGCATCCGTGCCAAGAGCAGGCTGGGCTTTCATCGCCCCATTTGATGTAGCTAGGGCAGCAGTAGTGCATGACCTACTCTATAAAGCTATCAGAGAGGCAACCCAAGCAGAGATAAATGTGCGCAAGATGAAGAAAGCTGCTGACAAAGTTTTTCTTGACGCCATGAGACTTACAGAACCTAAGATTGCATCCTGGAAGATATGGGCTTGCTATGCAGCAGTTCGTATGTTTGGGTATTCTTCAGTGAGACCACGATGACATTTTGGGCTATACTGATTGTAAGAGCCTGCATTACTGGAGCCATCGGTTCCAGTTTTGGCAAATGGTTTTCAACTACTCGTATGGGTATCTGGTTTCAAAAGAAACTAGATGCCTTTATGGAGTACCTTTCTTATAAGTATGATATTGAAGTAGCAAAGAAGGAAGAAAAGTGGTCAAAGCATTATCCCAAACTAGCAGAAAAGATAAAAAATCTAGAGGAGAGACTTGTTGAACTGGAAAATAAGTCTTGACAAAATATCTATTTTTCCGTATAATATCAAAAATAAATAGGAGAAAGCTATGAAAGAAAAAATTTTAAATGCTACTGAGTCGTACCTCAAAGGTATGATTGACAAACATAAATTAAATGCCTCCATTCTTTTAGAAAAGCGTGTTGGTGTTGCAGAACATCCTGATATTATCGAGACATTATGTCAAGAGCTTGGTCATATGGCTGAGTATGAGGATAAACTCAATATGTTGTACGAGATTGAGTAATGAGTGTTTGTGAAAGAAAAAGAAGGCAACTTAGACTAAATTATTTAAACAGGATTAACAAGCGTGAACATTTTTGTTCTGGACAAAAACATAGACAAGTGCGCAGAGTACCATGTGGACAAACACATAGTAAAGATGCCACTAGAAGTAGCACAAATACTCTGTACAGCTATCTGGGTAGATGTGCATCTTGGTTTTATACCTCGCGCTCTGACTAAGCCTGAGAGTGATAAACTTAATGACTTAAAAAAAGAAATTAAACATCTTAAGCCGGAGGAAAGACCCTTGACTCCGTACTTACCTATGATGTATAATCATCCTTGCACAATCTGGGCAAGGTCATCTTTAGATAACTTTGAATGGACGCATTGTTACGGCAATGCTTTGAATGATGAGTATTACTATCGCTACGGCAAACAACACAAATCTATTGCAGAAGTAGTAAATAAACTACCTGACCCTACTCAAATGGAAGCAGTAGGCTTGACTCCCTTTGCCCAAGCTATGCCAGATATTCTAAAAAATGATGAGGATCCAATTCAAGCTTATCGAGACTATTATCACTTAGACAAAGCAACCTTTGCCGTCTGGTCGCACAGACCAAAACCAGAGTGGTGGGACGAAGAGATTGCAGACTATGATACTAGAATAACGAGGAAAGCGTAATGGAGTGTAGAGATTGTGGGGAGATTATGGAAGGAGATGGTTACAGTCTTCCAGTAAGATGCCCTAATTTATCAGAAGAAATATGGTGGTACGAAGCACCTGACTCAGGTCCTTGGTATTGTAATTTTAGTGAGGATGAATAATGTCACTAGAAGATAAATGGATGATTGCACAGATGAACAAGCAGTTATATGAAGCATACTGCAAGTTAGAGCAAAAACAGAAAGATATGGTAGAGTTAGAAAAAACTATAGGGGAGCTAAGACGTGAGCTTGAAGACCTCAAGTGGAAAGAAGTTCGATTCGAAGAAACCACGGGCGGAGTTACTGCCGCCTAGAGCACTACTAGAAGTTGCTTCAGTATTAGGGTTCGGAGCGGAGAAGTATTCAGAGAATAATTGGGAAAAGCTAGAGAACCTAGAAAGTAGGTATACTGGCGCTGCTCTTAGACATATACTTGCACTTATGTCAGGAGAGAAGTTAGACCCAGAAACAGGAATGCCACACGAAGCACACGCAGTTTGTTGTTTACTATTTATATTAGAGGACAAAATTAAAAATGAAGAGAGGCGTCAAGAAAAGAGACTACGAGAACCTGACAGCGTCGAACATACAGAAAGTTATAAAATTGCTGAACCCAGAGAGCGGTGGCTCACCAATAACTAAAAAAGAAGCCTGTGCTATTCTAAATATCTCGTATAATACTAAAAGACTTGATAGTATTATTGAGGAACACAAAGAGCGTGTAGCACATCAAAAGCTGCGAAGACAACAGAATCGTGGCAAACCAGCACAGAATCATGAGATACAGGAAGCAGTAACTCGCTATCTGCGTGGAGATAGTATTCAAGCTATTGCAGCGGGGTTGTACAGAAGCCCAGCATTTGTAACAAGTCTCATAGAAAAAATCGGAGTACCACAACGAGTAGTATCTGCAGAAGATAAACGTAGTTGTGATTACCTTCCAGAAGAGTGCGTAGCTGAATCTTTTGTGGAAGGTGAGATTGCATGGAGCGCACAGTATCATAGTGCAGTAAAAGTAGTAAAAGAATATAGTAAAGAGTATTGTGATTCAAAGCCAGGGCTTGCAAGTACAGACTATGAAAAGAAGTATAGCTCTAAATGTTACAGTATCTATGTTCTTGAAGAAGTAGATTCATCCGACTCTTTCTTTCCAGGTGTGGGAAGTGGTGGATTCTATGCAAATTCTTTGGCTTATGATTTAGGAAAGCTGACTCACTTGGAAAAATATAACATTGATTTATCTAGGATGTAAAAAATAGTTCTTGACTTTCATGTTAAAATTGGCATATAATATATTTTTATAACTAAGCGATAGGAGGATAATATCGTGGCTTGGGATGACGACAAAAAAGCGGCTGTAGTCGCTGCATACGAAGATTCAGACCCTACCCCTGAAACTTCAATGGAAATAGTGAAAGCTATTGCCGAAGAATACGAAGAAAGCCCTAACGGCGTTCGGATGATTCTTACCAAAGCTGGTGTTTACGTTAAGAAAACTTCGGTAGCCACCGGCGCTGCCGGTAGTAGTGGAGGAGGCTCTAGAGTCTCTAAAGCTGCTGCTTGCGAAAGTCTTGTATCTGCTCTCACCGATGCAGGTCAAGAAGTAGACGAAGACATTGTTAGTAAACTTACTGGCAAAGCTGCTGTCTACTTTACTAAAGTTATAACTGCAGTAAATACTTGATTTAGTACCCCCCCTAAAACACTAGGAAGTTTCGGCTTCCTAGTGTTTTTCTACATTCACTTGTTTAACCTTGACAGACAGTAACGGTAAAAAAGTTTGCCAACCTGCAATTCAAGGAGAAACCGTGAAGAAAGAAGAACTAAAAGGGTTAGTTACTGACTATGGGGACGCAGTTATTACCTATAGAAGTGAAAACTCAAACAAGTTGAAGTATAATGTTTGTACTCTTGACTTTACTACTCCGTATATTCAAAATAAGAAGAGCCGAGCGAAGGAAACTTCAGAGACTTTACTTTTCTTTTGCTGGGATACGGATTCATATCGACTACTGAAACCTCAGAGTGTCACTAGTGTAGTTCCTTTATCCGCCATTTTAAAGAATGGGAGATAAGTTATGGAATTACATGAAGCCCCAGAAGTGTATGAGAGAATCATACATGATGATGGAGACAGAGGAAACCAAGTACGTCTCACAATATCAACCTTTCGAGGAGTAGAGTATCTAAGCCTACGAAAGTATTATTTAGACTTTGAAGAAGAATGGAAGCCTAGTACTGAAGGTATTTCTATGAGAATTGACTTTAATAACTCAAGAGAGCTGTTTATAGGATTAGTAGAGATACTTTCCTTGGCTGAAAGTAAAGAGATTATTGAGGAACACTTCAAAGATTTAATTCAGAATATCTACAAATAATTCTTGACAATTTAGGTAAAATAGCCTATAATATCTATAAATTATAGGAGAAACTTTACGCATGGAAATTCTAGATTATTATAGTGAAATGTACTATAAGGGTACTCCCGTCATTAGTGATAAGGAGTTTGATGCC